GCTGGTTGCCGTCACCGACCTGCATGTCAGCTATGGCGGCAAATCGTTGACCTGCTTGAACCACTATTCCCATTAATTGTAATAATGTTGCTGATGGTTCTTTGAAAGGTAAAGGCATAAATGCATCTCTAATATTTCCTCCAGGTGCATCTACATCTCTAAACTCTCCAGGTTGTATTGATTGCGCTTCATCTCTAACACGAATACCTCTTTGTTTAAATCCTGCTGGCATATTTGAAAATGTACCAGCATCTAACAATTGTCTTAATGCATTCGTTGCAGTTCTTGATAATCCACCAATCATGTGGATTAAGCCAAAACCATAAAAACCTAGCCCCGGTAAAAATTTAAAATGAGTAAAATACTCAATTTTATTTTTTAAAGGATCTTCAGCTTTATAATTTCTTCTAACAGATAAAACTTCTCTTGATGATGTATCAATAGTTACAATGTAAGGAAGTTTTATTCCTGTTGGATTTTGTTCCATGTCTTTGTCTTCAAAACCTTCAAGGTCTATGTTTGTGTGAAATTCTAGAATTGTAAACATTTGTTCATCTCTAGTTTTTCTAACGCCTTCTAACTCTCTTTCTTTTTTCTCTACTTCTGTTTCTTGTGAATAACCTGGTGTAATTTCTACATCTCTATAGAAACCAGATACTTGTTTTTTTCTTAAATCATTTTCTGATATTTTTAAAACGTGCACAATTGCATCTGCATCTTCCAAAGAAGTTGCAGTGTACGGAACTATCAGATCATCTGCCGGAACAAATTTAGACACGGCTCTGTCTAAAAGTTCATCGTAATAAACTTTTTTAAAGGCAGAGCCGCTAAGAGGGAGATAAAAAAGTAACTGATCGAACTCGGGTTCATACTCTTTCATCTTATTCATGAGTTGATAGTTCATGAAATTTTTTACTCGTGTAGCCTGATCTTCTTTTTGTTTATTTACTATACCCATAATTTGAGTATGCACTGGACCAGTTGCTGGGAGTAATTCTTTGTAAGCGTGTGCTTGAAATTGTGTTACCGCTTCAGCTAATACAGGGTGAGTTGCACCACTGGCATTTGTAAACGGCTGTGATCTTGTTTGATATTTAAATCCTAATAAATCTAAACCTTTTGTATAACCATCTTCCCAATCTTTTCTAGATGCTTTGTATTGCATATAGTTTTCGTAAAGTTCAGATCCTAATCTGCCTAAAACTTCTTCTGGTAATAAATCTGCTAAATTGTCAAAGTGTTCGTTTGTACCTGGCTGATTTACAGCTTCAGGATCAAAGTTAATTGTTGCACCACCATCTTCATCTGGTATTACTTCAATATCTTGAGAACTTTGTGCTTCTTCTACGTTTGCTTGAGATGCCTCTACAATCTCTTCTTCACTAGGTAATTCTATTTCTTGCTTTACGTTTGGTAAAGACTTGTCTATTTCTGACATTGTTTTTCTCCGAGTTCGAAACCACTATAGTCTTTTTTCCAGGGACATTCAACCCCTGTGAATGAGGGCCTTTTTCTGGTGGAATCGTAGTTGTTAATTTTTTAGTCATCTAATAATCCTAATCCTTGTATAGCAGCAGAGGCTGCAAATCCACCTATACCTGCTCTAGATAATATTCTTAATGCTGGTCCACTTAAACCAAGTCTTGCAACTTTTCTAAGTGTTGGACTTAATCCTCTTGTTAGTTTTGGAGTTTGTTCTGCAAATGCAGGATATAAATAATTTAATGGATCCGTTGCAATATCTGTGGGTGTATCTCCTTCAGCTATCTGACTTGCTATATCTCCAACTGCAAAAGGTGCTAGTAATGCAGGTGATGCTGCAACCCCTAGTCCTCTACCTAAAACTCTTAAACCAGTCTTAACTGGACCAGTTGGTTTTTTTCTTTCAATGCCTTCAGCTCTAGATGCAAATTGTTTAGTTGTCCGACTAGCTCTAATTGTTGACGGTGCCACTGCAGCTGTTGAGGCAGCTAACGTTGCACCTAATGCTGGTAATTGATAATCTAATATTGCAGGTCTTTCTGTATCAATAGATATAGGTTGTGTTGCCATATCAACTAACATATTTTTTTGTTGGTCTTCGTTAGATAAATAAGTTGTTGGATCATCGTTCTTAAACAATTTAACAAGTCCTACTGCAGTTCCTATAGCAGCACCTGCACCAAATGTTTTTACTCCTGGTGATTTTGCAAAGTTTAAAATTTTTTGAAATAATCCTTCTGGATTATTTTTAACAGCATTATCAAAAGAAGTTAAACACGCTTTTACTGAACCACCATTTGCTTTTCCAAATATAGAACAAATGTTGTTAGTATTGTTTTCAAATTCTTGTCTTACATTTTTTAATATTCCTCTTGGAAGATTAACCCCTCTTGCTTTGGTTTCTCTCAACATTTCATCTAAAGGTAGACGTTCTCCAAAATCTCTAGTTCTTGTAACCATAGCAGGTTGAGATGCTATGCCAGAGGGTAAAGACTCTTTATAAATTTGAAAAGCTTTTTTCTTTTCAGATAAAGTTTTAGAATTATTCCAAGATTCTTCAAAATTGTTTCTTACTTGTGATTCTTTTAAATTTACATCTGCATTTGAAAGATGAACATTAAACGGGTCATTATATCTTCCAGCTACATGCTGAACTTCAAAAAAATTACGTTTATCTCCTGCGTTCCAATTCTTAATTAATTTAGAATTAATTTCATTTCTAAGACCCGGTGTTTTATTTATAAAAATTTTTTGTTCGTAAGGTTTAATTACATCTTCATAATTAAATCCTGTATTTTTAAGATTGATATATTTTTCTAGATTTTTAAAAGTAATTGTTTTACCTGTTTCTTTATCTATAATTTTAGCGTTTAAAAATTCATTAAGACTAATATACTTGCTATATTTCTTATCTAGTTTTAATCTATTGTTTACTTTTTGATTTTGAGCTGTAACAAATAAATCTCTCCATAACGCTTCTTTAGCTGTTTTAACTGGAGGCGGTATTCCTTGTTCTAAGTAACGTTTTTGATTAAACGCGTATTGAGAAGCTTCAACTTTTTCAGGATTAGCTTTAGCCCAATCTCTTTTAGCTTTAGCTATTTTTTCTGCATACACTGGATCAGTTCTTCTTCTTTCTGTTTTAATTATATTACCTCTTCTGTTTCTTACTTTATTTTTTATTTCTTTTTTAGTTAATCCTTTAATATTAATTCCAAGTGTTTTAGCTTCTTCCTTAAAAGATTTTAAAGTTTTAGTTGCCCCATATTCAAGAGGAGCCTTACTTTTTATACCATTATCAATTCTTCTTTTTCGTATACTTTTGGAATTAAATTCAGTTCCTTGAGTTGTTCGATACCCTAAGTCATTTATATACTCAGCGAAATCTATATCTGTTACTTCGCCAGGAAAATTTTTATATAATTTAATAAATTCAGAAGTTGAAAGTATCATTACACCTCCAGGATTTTAGCTAGGCCACCGCCTTTAAATCCTATTGGCTCAATACCTAATTTAATTTGTATTTCTCTAACAGCATCTGGAAAGTCATCTGGATTTTTTAAAACTAAATTTAATTGTTTCATGTACGCAGTTTTTTCTTTACCAACTAAACTTCTGTCCATAGCTACATTTCTAAATAATCTTGAAATATCTCCTGCTTCAATACCGTATTTACGAAGAGCTTGGTAACCCATTTGTGTTCCACCCTTCTCTAAATTTTTAGCTCTCATTGCCATACCCAAAGCTTTGCCAACAAGTTTTCCTGCCATAAAACCTACACGTCCACCATCTTGAAATTCAAAATCCTCTGGGTCAACAGTTTGTGGATCAAAACCTCTATCAGTAATTGATCTACCTCTACCATCCTTAATTTTTACAAGTCTCTCTGCAAACTTTTGTATGTCGTTTGCGTTATCTAGTTTTGTAACTGCTGTTGCAACTTTTGGTCCAAAATATTTTTGCACTAATAATAATGGGTCACCCATTCCTGCGCCACCACCTTCAGTCATAAATCTAAAATCATCTGCCTCCATAACTGATGATAAAGTTGTGCCTGTTGGAAAATCTGGATCTTCTAAATCTTTTACTCTATTTAAAAATTCTCTAGCATTTGCTCTTGCAGCTGGTTGAGCATTTGGTGATACTCCAGCGTTTAAATAAATTTTATTTACAATGTCATCTACGATTAAATTACTACCTTTGACATTTTTAATTGCCTCAAGTCCTGCACCTGTAAATGTTGGTGCATCTGTTTCATTTAATCTATTAATTTGTTCTCTTAATGTGTTTTGTGTGTTTCTAAATGTTTCTTCTGCAGATACAGTTGGCGCTGCTATATCATCCGCACCGCCACGTGAGCCACGTGGTGGTAATTCATATTCCATACCAGCAAAACCTGGTCCTCTTTTATCTGGAACCATTACAGACCCAGTTGTATTTTCTACAAACTCTCCTCCGACATCATCTGCTTGTCTCAAAGACATCAAACCTGCTTTGTCTAGACCTTTAGTTCTTGTCGCCATGTCTGTAACGTTTTTTGGAATTTCAGGTGGATTATAAATCGAATCCATCTTCTGCATATTTGATAATAATTTATTTGCTTTTATGTCATCAAGTTTACCTGATACAGCGTAACCTACAGAGTTTGTTAATTCTTCTACTGCTTTTGATCTGGGTAATACTGCTAATGCTTCTGTGTTAATGTCCATGTCTAACATTAACTCTGGTGATTTACCTTTACCTAAAAAATTTACATTTGTTTTTGTACCAAGGACGTCATTAAGATTGCCTCCAAGTTTTTGGAACAATTCTATAATTGCATCAATAGTTTGTTTTCTAGCCATAATACTCTAACCTACTTCTATCAGGCAGCGGTTCGTCTTTGTAAGAATCTCTG